GGAATAAACAAATTAGCAAAAAAATTATGGAACACCGCGGAGGTATTCAATTTATTCACGAAATTCCTATTTCATTGCGCCAATTATATAAAACCGCTTATGAAATTAAGAAAAAATGTATTATTGATTTAGCAAAAGACCGTGGGCCTTTTATTGACCAAACGCAAAGTATGAATCTATTTTTTGAAGAACCAACTATTAAAGATTTAACTTCAAGTCATATTTATTCTTGGAAAGTGGGACTTAAAACGGGAATGTATTATTTAAGACGTATGCCTGCTACTAATGCTGCGCAATTTGTTCTTGAAGGCGAAAAAGAAGAATGCACAAGTTGCTCGGCTTAAAGCTCGGCTTAAATTATGAATACATAAATTGATTTTTTCTTTGTATCCAATATATAGGAGGCCACAATAATGGATAAATATCAAGATGCGATTAGTAGCGCTTCATATTTATTAACATTATATGATAAATTAACTAAAAAACAAATTGCTCAATATGATTATCCTTGGAATATGCTTTTATATGCTTTTTATAATTATACAAAGGAGTTAGACCAGTTTGATTTAAATCAAATTAATAATGAACGAATGTGGGGATTTAATATTCTTTTGTTATCAATAAATTATGGTAAATTAAAAGTAGTTAAATATTTAATATCAAGAAATGTTAATTTATATGTTAAAGAATCTTATAATGGTAATAATATTTATATGTTAGCAGCATATGTAGGTAATTTAAAAATACTTAAATATTTAGATACAATTAAAATTATTAAAGAAGATAATATTTTTAATTTCAGTATTAATTTAGAAGGCGAAACTATTTATTCATTGGCATTAGCAGATGATAATTCAAATAGTCTTACAATTATAAAATATTTAGAATCACGTGGAATTAATATACATAATAAATCATTATGTTATGTTCATTATTTTTATAATAATAAAATAATATCATATTTATATTCTCGCGGATATAGATTTAAAAATTTAAAATACAAATTAATTTTTGTTGAAGAATTAGCTCAAAATAAAATACATATATGAAATGGAGAATATAAATATAGTGGTCATATATTATATATAAATTGATTTCGTATATAGGAGGCAGCAATAATAATATAAAAAAACTATTAAAAAATTTCTCGTTTTCAAATTCTTATTATATATTATATAATGTATATAATCTCAGGTGCGAGTTTTCATATAATTGCTATTTCCTTCTTTGTTTATATATTTGTAAATCTCTTTGAAAATATGATTCATTATAATATTGGGAGATTTAGTATATATACGAGCAATCAAAAACCACAATTTAAAATACCAAATAAAGCAGATTTAATCAAAATATTTATTGTTATGTGTTTATTCGCCTTCTTACAAGGCATTTTAACTTATTATTTTACATATATTGCGCATATATAATTGATTTTCTTTATATACTTTGAATATATATTGAATATGGATTTACAAAAATATGGTGAATTTTTTTATAATAAGGAATATCTAAAATTAGCACAATTACCTAAATTAACAGAGAAACAAGTTGCTATGCATTTTGGTATAAATGAATATTTTAGAGCGCTTTTACATTTATGTTTTGGTCATTATAATTTACTTTTAAAATGCGAAAAATATAAATATTTATTCTATTGCTATGATATACTTGGTGCTGCAATTAGATTTAATAAATTAAAACAAATAAAATTTTTAGAATCATTGGGCTGTTTTATTCATTTTTGTGATAATAGAGGCGAAAATGCTTTTACAATGGCATTATACTCAGGAAATACAAAATTAATTAAATATATTAAATCACGTGGTTTAAATATATATAAAAAACTTTCTTATTACCCATTAATAATTTATGAAAATCCTAATAAAAAACAATTAATATCCGTTTTATATATTCGTGATAAAACTAAATATATTATGAACTATATAACATAAATTGATTTTACTTTGAATATATATATATTGGAAATGGCGCAAATGGCGCATATTAATGATTATGAAGACTTTTTATTTAATTTTGAACTTTTAAAATTATCACAATTACCTAAATTAACAAAAGAACAAATCGCTATACATTATCCTAATCATGAATATAATAGAATTGTTTTATATTTATGTTATGGATATTATGATGAACTTGATATATATGACAATTCTCATTTATTATATAATAAAATAATTACATTAGCACTAAAAATTAATAATTCATTATTAAAATCAATAAAATATTTAGAATCAAGGGGTTTTGATTTTAAAAAGGATGAATATTTTTTAACAGCAGTCCAAGCAGGCTCTATTAAAAAAATGAAATATTTAAAATCACTTGGTATTAATATTCTTGTGGTGTTAATATTCATTATGTTAATAAAAAAGGTAATAATTTATTTTTACAATTAATAGCAGAAGAATCTACAAAGCCACAAGTTTTTAAATTTTTTAAATCAAAAGGCATAAATATTTATTTTAAAAATAAATGGGGACATAATGCCTTACAAATAGAAAATTGTGTTTATTATAAATCAAAGGTTTATCTTAAAAGATTATATTTAATTAATAGATTCCAAAATAAAGTCTTCTATATAAATAAATACTTTGCGCCTACATAAACTATTTCGGGGCATAAATTGATTATTAATAATATATATAAATAAATAATGGACCGCGCAAAGTATATTGATTATTTTACTAATTATAAAATAAATAAATTAAAAAAACTACCAAAACTATCAATAAAACAAATTGATAATTGGTTTCTGAAATATGAAGGTGAAGTTGATTGTGATAATTGTTATTATAGAATAAATTTTTATGGTTATTATGGCTATTATAAAAGATTAGATTCTTTTAAACCAAAGGTATTAATGAGATTTGATATATTAAATACAGCTATCTGCTTTAATAAATTAAAATTACTTAAATATTTAGAAAATAGAAACATTGGTTTTATTTATTATCAATATAAATATAGATATAATAAAGCACTTTTTCACGGGGCTATGAAAATTATAAAATATTATGATGGAACAAAAATTAATATTTTTATGACTGACCATTGTAATAATAATTGTTATACTATTTATATATGTCGTTATAAATATAGTTATAATAATATATTTAAAGTAATAAAATATTTATATTCTCGTGGTGTTAATATTCATAATGTTAATCACGTGGGCAATAATGTATTTTTAAAACTTTTAGATGAACCATATATTAAACCAAGCATTTATAAATTTTTAAAATCAAAGGGCGTAAATATTTATAAAAAAAATGTATGGGGTCATAATGCTTTACAAATAATAAAGTCTAAATATAAACAATCAAGGGATTATCTCAAAAGATTATATTTAATTAATAGATTCCAAAATAAAGTCTTTTATTTTTACTTTGCGCAAGGCCCAAAAATTGATTAATATATATTAAATATATTATGGAATATGGCGGAAACTATTGATAAATATTTATATTATATACAACATTATGATTATATAAAACTTAAAGAGTTACCTCGGCTTAGAAAGGAAGATATAAAAAATAAAATTCACAATATATATCATAAAATAATATTACTTGCCTTTTATAATTATTATAATGAATTAGATATAATTTTTTCATTTAATAAACTAAATAATAGTTATATAATTTATAATATTATTATTATGAATAAATTAAACACATTTAATTATTTCATATCAAGAGGCATTAATTTGAATTTGAATTTATACAGTTATAATATTGCTGTTGCTTGGTGTTGTGATAAAATATTGCCATATTATGAATCAAATGGTTTTAATTTTAATGATTATAATCCTTGCGATTCTATATATTTATCTAATATGTATAGGTTAAAAGTCTATAAATATCTATTCAATAATGGATTTAACATAAATATAAAGTTAATGAATAGAAATAATTTATTTACAAATGAAATTAATAGTTATAAATCAAATTTAAAGGAATTGAAATATCTAAAATCAAAAGGTATTAATATATATTATAATATTAGAGAGTTATTATTAAGATTTAAATATAATGAATATAGAAATTCAAATTTATTATTTCTTAGAAAATTATATAGTCCTAATTATTTTAGTAGTAAAATATTATATATATAATATTTTTGGTATATATTTAACTTTGCGCTCTGGCAAAAATTGAATAATATATATTAAATAGATATAGATATTTAATGGTAAGTAGCCATTATATATATAATTTACATAATAAAAATTATATAGAACTAAAACAATTACCAAAGCTTACAATAATAGATATTAAATATAGTTCAATAAATAATAATAATAAAATATTGTTTTATGCTTTTTATAATTACTATAATGAATTAGATAAATTTTCATTAAATGAACTTTCACAATCTTATGTAGTTATAAATATTATGTATATGAATAAATTAAATATGTTTAAATATTTTATAATTCGTGGCATTAAATTTATTACTGCCAATTATTATTCACTCGCTATTATTTATAATTGTTATAATTTATTACCATATTATGAATCACTTGGTTTTAATATAAATACTTATAATCCTTTTCAAAAAATATATTTATCAAGTTATAAATTAAAAACCTTTAAATATCTATATAATAAAGGATTCAATCTAAATATAATTATAGGCAATAAGATTAATTTATTTATAAAAGAACTTATTACAATGAAGCCAAATATTAAATCACTTAAATATCTTAAATCAAAAGGGGTTAATATATATATTAAACAAAATGGCGATAATCCTTATATTATAATGCGAAAACAATATTTTAAACCACACAAAAATACGTTTTTATTTCTTAATAAATTATATAGTTTTAATTATTGCGCAAGTAAATTATTATACATTTACTTTGTTTTTTTTGGGGTTTGGGGGCCCTAATTGATTTTTATATATTATATAATCCAACATATGGATATTCAAAGCAAATCAGATAAATATATTAATTATACTGAACTTAAAAAATTGTCAAAACTAAAAATTGAAGATATTAAACAAAGTAAAATACCAAAATGTTATAAATTATTATTTTATGTTTTTTATAATTATTATAAAGAGTTGGACAATATATGTATAAAATTTAATGAGATTATTAAACATATAATTCATATGAATAAATTAAAAGCATTAAAATATTTTGAAACACGTGGATTTGATTTTAAAGATAAAATGTATTATTCATATGCGATTATTAATAATAGTTATAAACTATTTCCTTATTTTGAATCATTAGGATTTAATTTAAAAACAACATTCCCATTTAATAATTTGTTATTTTTTCATTGCGATTTAAAATTATCAATATGAACATAAATTTATTTATTAGAAATATTATTTATCTAAATCACAATTGTGTTAAAACATTGAAATATTTAAAAGCGAAAGGTATTAATATATATAAGAAATATAGAAAGAAAAA